TTCGACCGGAGCATTCTTACTAGTCTCAATGATTTGGGGAATGTAATCAATTCCACACCATCTCATTATCTGGACTAACCATTGCATCTTTACGTTAGACTTCGCGGTGATTAGAACAGGAAAGACTTGGTCCGGGCAATGCTTCATCGCATAGAATAGAACTCCTAATGCTTGGACTGTTTTACCTAGTCCTTGTTCATCAGCGATTAAGCATTTGAATCCAGAGTCTATAGCGAATCTTATACCTTTTTCTTGGAAAGGATAAGGTAAATCCTTTGTCTTAGTGTTGTGGAAGGTTTCAGAGTCAATGATTAACTCTGATTTAGGTGGGGTTACTTCAACAGGTATTTCATCTAGAGCCACATTAACCGGAGCTTGCTCTATGTTATTGTCTAGAGATGTTTGAATCTCTTGGATAATGTTTTGTTCTTCTTTAATAGAAGGAACATTACCCATTACTAGATGGCCGCAAGACAAACGAGCCATCCTTTTGATTCTTGCCTTAACCTCTTTAGGTTGTAGGCATTGAGGACATAGGATTTGTTCCATCACTACTCCTTTTTACCTTCTTTAGCTTCCTTAGCTAATCGCATCTTTTCTTTCATTGCGTTAACTTTAGCTGCTTTTTCTTCATCGCTAATCACTGGAACTACAGGTTTAGGCTTGGGATTAAGCATTTGGTCCATGAAATCATCCATAGTAACCTTTGTTTCAATAGGCTTACTAGGAGTTCCATTACCCGCTTCCTTAGACTTCTTAAAGTCTTTGGTAAGCTCTGCCATATCAATACCGAGCAATTCCTTCAAGAGATTAGACTTTGGTTTCTTCTCTTTAGGTTCTTTCTTACGCGGCTCACCTTCATAATTGACTTTAATATGAGGGTCAGTAATTAGAGCATCTCTACCTTCTCTAATCCATTTGGGAATACCTTTGCGGTTGGTAAGTTTATCCAATCGCATATGCAACATCTGCCATTCTCTTTCGGCATAAAACTTGATGTTGATAATCTCGATAATTCTTGTTTCTATTTCTTCCTCAGTCATCATGGCTTCAATAACTGGCTGCTTTTCTTTTTGCCAGGCTATGTAAAGCTCATAATCTACGTCGTATTTACCCATAGGTTCAATCCTTATCTTGTGCCAAACATAAACCTGTTGACACACCCAAGAACAAAAATCACCATCTTCAAAAGCTGGTTTAGTTCCACAGACCTTACAATTCCTCTTGTTGACTAATCCCATAACTATGGGCCAATCTTACTGCAATGACAAAAGATTTGGAAACCTTATGTTTCATGGCTTCCTTTTCAACAGCATAGAGAATCTCTTTGATTACACAAGCTGGTAAAGATTCCCGGCCACCTTGAATCGGCTTTTGTCTACGGATAACATTCCACTTTTTACGCTTTCGATTTGCCATCTTTTACACCTTTGCAGACTTAGCTGCCCTCATCTTACGAATGGCTTTCTTCATCTTTGCCTTATTCTTAGGCAGTTGGGTCCAATGAGGCTTTACTCTTTTGGCAATAGATTTGCGGATGGCTTTCTCTACTGCCTTGTTATGCTTTGGTTCTCCATCCAATAGAGAGTCTAAAGCATCTGCCGCTTTCCTAAGCTTCTTAATCAATTCATTTATCATAGGACTTTTACTCTTTTCCTTTCTATAGAGCACTGTCTACATACTCTATATCTACCAGACCAATAGGTATTCTCTTGTGATTTAGGATGTCCACAGATAAATGAGTCTATATTCCCTTGCTTTCTTACTTTATCTTTCCATTTATCTAAGACTTCTTTAATTTTAGCTTGTCTTCTCTTTCCCATTAAAGAATATAAGGTAAACATCCAACCTATTGCTCTATCACCGTGGATGCTTACAATATATACTTGTTTGTAGTTAGAGTATTTCTTTTGTTCACTTACTGGCATCTTGAGTAAGTGAGCTACTTTTTCTATGGTATCTCTATCAGTCATCATTACTTTGATTGATGGAGAATCACCATAATAAAAGCATCCCTCACCTTCTAATAAACCAGAAAGCCAAGAAATATCTAAAGTTTTGGTCATTACTTATTTTCTTTCTTTTTGAGTCTCATAGCCTTTCGGCTAATTCCACGAGCCTCTCTATCTTTACAAATCCTACCCCACCCGGTAAGTTTGTATTTCAATTTGTTCTCGAAATCATACTTGGCACATGCAGAAAGAGTCATATCCATTGGCTACTCCTTTACTCCTGTTGCTATTTGAGTTACTAACTTAGTGCAAGTTTCTGTATCTCGCTCAATATCATCTAGTAAATCAATTAGCTTGTCTAAATCATCTAGATTAGATTGAGCCTCTACAGATTGAATGGCAATAGACTGTAGATGATTAAGGATTCTCTCCTTTATCTCTTGTTCAGTCATTTTCTCCCCTCAATAAACTTAACACCTTTGATTTCATTCTCGATTAAATCAAGCGCCTTTTCGATTAGTTCGTCCCTATTCCCTACGGCGTTTGATTTAACGATGAGGTATCCTTTTGCCTTTTCTAATTCCTCGGATGTAGCAACAGAGGCAAACTTAACCATGTAATGGTCTGCCTTTGCTATGATGATAAAAGCATCGGCAATATGCTTTATCCGGCTAGCTGTTATTGCACCCATGATTCACCTCTAAGTAAAGTAATGACAAGAAATACTCTCTTATCATCAACTCTATCATTAGCCGCGTTCATCTTACCTGCTACTTCTAATGCTTTATTGTAGTTCTCGAAATACCAACCGGAAACATCACGATTGATAATATCATCTCCGTTTACTTCAATGACAGCATAGATTGACTTGCTTCTCATCTTATCTCCTTTACCTTTCAATTAGACTTAAGAGCCTAATTCAACTGTAAAGAAACTGTCTAGGTTAGGATTGCATACTGTTTCTCAGGCAGTAACCTAACCTAGCTTATGGGTTATCTTTAATATTTTTTAACACAGTGACTAATATCTACCCAACTCTTAGCTAATCAGATTCCTATTACCCGCAAGTAATAGCATGGAACATCCTTTAACTCCGAGACCCATAAGAGGGTAGGCTATCAGCCTTTGTGTTTACTCTTTTAACTAGAATCTATTTTTCTAATCATTAGCATATCCACCTAAACAGCATCGTCATATATGGAATACTTAAAGAACGGTATCCCATAATCTTGAAGGAAAATCTTAATCGCATCTACATTAAGATTGCAATTACCATAGATGCGAAACATTTCAATCCTACCTCTAGTCTCTTTAGACATAGGCGGATTATGTTTGCTGTAAGTTCCACGTATCCAATCATCATATGCGTCATATCTAGGCTCAACATAATCTATTGATACCCTAGAGTAACGAATAAATGCTCTCCAAAGCCAATCTCCTGCCTTATCTTTTTCCCCAACTATTGCTATGTCAGGATTAGTGCAAAGCCTAGCAGGAATATGTCTGTTAATTCCATCTTTGGAATAGCAAGAGCGGAAATGCTTAGATGTAGAAGCACGGAGTATATCTCTATGACGACAAGAGATAATGAACCTACCATGATTCCCCTCTAAAGAAAGAAGGTATGGATTACGCGGCTTGAAATTGTATTTCCCTGTATTGCAAGTCATATAGTCCAACCTCCTTTCTTTAGTCTGTTAACTATTGAACAACCAAAGTGTATTCGGTAACTTTGGTGCGGTAAATCTTCGCGGGTGACAAAGCCAGAATCCTTTGGCCGTTGTCTTTGGCTTCTTGAATTGCAACCTGCAAAACTTCAGCCTTTACCACTAGCACGATAACAGTAGCAGTCATAATATCCTTTCTGAAGGTTTATCCCTTCCTTAAATCCTTGTTTATGTCTTTATAGTGCAAGGACTTAAGGAAAGGAATTACCCTTTCCCTTGTTTCAATTACCCGCTCTCAACTTTGCCCTAAGCCTACCAGCCTTACGATTCAGTGTTCTTTTGGAGGCTGTTGAATTGTGGGGAAGTGCAAGCTCTCCAATAAGCTTTTCCCCATTGGCTTTCGCTGCAATTCTAGCAGCACGAAGTTCAGACTTTGTTCTAAGCGTCATAATTCCAATTCTCCCAGGTTAAGCGGTTAACTAATTCGAAGTTAATATCAGTTTCAATGGTTCTGCCAACCTTAATTACTGAACCACATACTGCAACCACCAAAGAACCGTAGTAATAGATTTCACAACCCATTACTGTGACGATATACAAGGTTGGATTCATTTACCTCCTTAAGATAAAGTCTATAATCTAAGGTTAATTCCAAAGAGATAGACTTCGCTCGCTCCGCTCCATTATATCACAGTTCAATATTATGACGTAATGTCTCAACTTGAGGACATTTCTTCTTTATAGTGTTATATTGTATTTTGTTTAATCTTTGGAAGCCTCTTTAGTTGTTATCTTTCATTCTAAACATATAAAGCGTTAAATTAACAGCTATAGATTATATGTATATACACTAACATTCGATAATCTAATCATGTATATACATTTTCAATGTTATACTTTAGTGCGTTTTCTTCCAAGGCTAATGAAGCGACTGTATATTGACCGGCTATTGACCGAACATCGACCGGCTATCGACCGGCTATCCTCTGGTATAAGGTTGGGTAGTGGAAAGTGCTCCCGGCCCTTTGTTTATGCGGGTTTAAGCTTACCCCTGGTAGAGTATACCATACTTTTCGATATGAGTCTACCTGTCCTCTATGGGTGACACCTTTTTGTGTTGTTCTTTATGTATATATTTTTTTATATATATAAATAGACAAGAACACACACCCCCCTAAGACCACCCCAGAGGGTATCAGGCAAGAAATAAGGGGATAGCCCTATAGGGGTAAGCGAAAAGGCCCGTAAACATTGGGGTATTCTCACTTTTCGTTACCCAAGGTTATGCCGGTCGAATATCGGTCGATTATCAGTCGATACACGGTCGATATACGGTCAAATAGCAGAGGCTCCCCAAGGTATCTGGAAAAGTCATTCGCTTTAGTTGTTTAGACACTAATATTATCATTTCATATTCTATAAACCTTAATTTATACACGAGCTGGAGTTCGGATTACAAAGCCAGCAATATAAAATTGCTACTCCCATAGAGTTAACTTACTGAATATTGGCTAACCCAAAGATTAGGATTGAATAGTGGGCTGAATTACAGGTTATTGTAGGTTGTGAGTCCTAACGAACGTAAGGAATGCCCTAACCATTTCCTCAGATGACATTCTGTAATGACTTTTCTGTCTCATTACAGTCACCAAACAGAACTGGAGAATCAATCTGGCTACTCTATCGTTCTCTGTCATAGTGTGCTCCTATTCTAGCCCACTAATCTATCCTAAGGTTTGGACTCCATGAAGCTGACGAACCGGGTTAACTTACAGGCGGTTGTCCTCGTCCGAATCAGAATCGTCTGAATCGGATTCGTCGTTGTCTTCATCATCGGATAACTCATCGTCTGAATCATCGTCAGATTCAATATCACCAATCTCATCGACTGGAATGATATTGCGGTTGTCCACGAGTCGCGGAAGATTGGCATTTGTCTTTGCCAGTCTCTTACGCTTGGATTCCAACATAAACTCTACTGTTGGAATATCGTCCGGGTCCATTCCAGCCTTAAGCTGGAGTCTGATTGTTTCCAGAATTGCATCGGCAATCTTAGCTGCCGCTGAAGTATCTGGAGCCAATCCCATCTCAAGGACTCTGGCCGTAAGCAATCCGAGCTGGTTTTGCTTACGCATGGAATCAGACTTGTTTACCAAGTCGGCACCCTGCAATAAAGCGATTACAGGATTGATTCCAAGACTACGGACCGCATCAATCGCATCCGACATATTGCCGTTTGCGAATGGCGTGTAATCCCAGTCCTTAGCAATACCGTCCGGGTTAAGAACGGGAATGCCAAACGTATGGACCGTAACGTGCCCCTTGGCTGCCTTACCTCGCCGTGAAATACGGCAAAGGTTTAGCGTGAATGAGATGACGGTATTCAGTATCTCGGTCATTGACTTACCTCTCCAGTGAAAGGCTCGTCAGCTTTAGGGAATCCAAACCCTTGGATTAGCCAATATTCAGTTGTCAAAGAACTATGTCCGGCCTTATCTCTGGGATGTTTTTCCAGCGCAATAAGGGAAGACACAAGGCAAAGCCTAATGTTACCCGCCGTGCCTTGCACCGACCTATAGTGCAACGGCTATACCAGACCTAATGTGAGGATACAGGCCAGTAATTGAAAGGCCAAAGGATAAGAAGTCTGCCATTCTGCCTGACAGATGACATTTGTCTTCCTATGGTCATTTACCCTAATCATAGTATACTGGAGTATAGTATACCCCCTACCCTATACCCCAAATCATTACGGTTCCATATCTTATGTCAGCGGGGAAAGGTAGATACTGAGTGATATTGGACCAAAAGTATAAAAAGGATTGTTGCAGTAAAGTAGAAAAGGATTGTTAAGATAAATATTGAAAAACAAAATTTAGAAAAATAATTGGGACAGTCCCAGATTAGGGACAAAGTGTGGACAGCAAAATTGCTAGGAAAAAACGCTTGACAGACGTGCTATGGTAGGTAATGAGCACTTGGGTTGATGTATCCCCAATCAAGTCCTTAAAAGAGAATGATTTTTATGAAGGAAGAATAGTATATGGTTGGAGAAGAATAGAAACTTACTTATATATTGGAATGAGTTTTATAGGAAGCTGGAGGCCATTTGGTAATCATCATGTTATAGGTAAAGTAGAGAAACGATTAGAAGAAGATTTTATAGACATTTGGCATACAAATAATCCAAGAGAATTAGAAAGAGAACTCATAAAGAAATTAACTCCGAAGTATAATGGAGTTTTAACTGAAAAGATTTGTATTCGTTGCAACCATAGATTTGAAACAAAAGAACAAGTTGCTTGTTGTCCTCCTTGCTTAACATTCTATAGAACAAACAATATTACAAAATTCAACAAGTATCGTGCAATACCAAAAAGTAGAGAATTCAAACGATACTTAGCTGGAGAACAATGAAATGTATATTACCAAAGAAGAACTAGAACAACGATTAAAGAGAACTGAAGTTCAAATCGTTGAAAGAGAGCGAAAGGTAAGGAAGCCAGAGAGACGTTTAACTCATGAGGATAGAGTTCTTATTGGAGTATTAGAGGAAACAGATACTCAAAAGAATATTGCAGATTTAGTTGGTGTTTCTCAGATGACAGTTAGTAATGCCTCTAGAGCACTAACATCACCTACTATTGGATTAGATAAAGAACTAAGAGATGATATTAAAGATACTATACAAGACAGAGCAAAAGCTACTTTAGAAGGAAATAAGAAGATAGAAGAACAGCTAGTAACTAATCTAGCAGCAGCATTAGGTCAGGTCGCGGGTAATCTTCATAACACTTCTGCAACAGAAGCATCTAAGATTGCCACCGATATGTCCAAAATCTTAGATAGAGTTAATGGTGATAAAGATAATGGTAAAGGAAACAAAACAGCTATTATAATCAATGTTCCTGCAATGCGGGAAGAAAAGCATTATCAATCCATTACTGTTTAGTTTGTAAATCCTAAAAGGGGTGTTATGAAGTATGTATTGACCGTCCTATCAGCGTTGTTCATTCTATCATGCACTGACGTAATATTACCAGCCAATCCATCTGAATATGTATGGAAAGATAAGATAGAGTTCCGGGTGACTGGTAATGCCATTACTACCAGGATTAGATATGAAGGTCCTGACGGGTTACAACAAGTTATATCTACTTTGCCTTTTAATACTGAGTTTACTAGCACTAAGTCTTCTATCTTTCTAACATTAGAAGCATTGCCTCTTAACTATCCTATTCCTACTTTGTTTCCTTTTTTATCAGTTCAGATTATTGTGAATGGAAATATCTTTAGAGAAGCAACCTTCTCTGACTTTACAACAATTCCCATTTCTGTAAGTGGGACATTCAAACACTGAATCGTGAACTGACCAAACAAAAAGGGGACCGACAATGAACGAAGAAAAGAAAAGCGTAGACAATCCACACTTAGTTCCAAAAGACCCACTTGTGCAGACACCTCCGCCAACAGGAAAGGTATTGTCTCCAACAGGAAAAGCAGTAGTTGGAGCAACAGCAGTAGTTCCAGTTCAGAACTCCATTCCAGATGGTTCAATGGATATGAAGGATGTTCTTCCTGGTTACTCTCCTAATCAGGGTTCTCCTAAAGAGAATGACCCCTCTCAGTTAGCCAATCCCAACAATCCATTGAGTCCGGTAACAGTTCCAGTCAATCCATCCAATCCAGCTAATATGCCTCAGACTCAATCTGAGAAACCTGCTAGTGAAGTAAGGATTGGTTTGGCTATGAATCCTCCTGCTGGTGGTGGAACTCAGTCTGTTGAAACTCCAGATGCAAAAGCAATCAGAGAAAAGAAGGTTGCTTTGTTAAAGGAGATTGGAGACTTCCTCAAGCAGTATCCACAAGGTGAGAGCCATATTCCTCACAACAGTCCTTACTGGGCAAAGGTGAATGAGTATCGTGCTTTGAATAATCCCTAAGCGTTTCACGCTGAACAAACAACCAAAAAAGTCTCCCCAACCTTTTCAGGATAAACAATGATTACCAAGTTAATTGGTGAAGGTCATCAGTCTACATATAGGTCAGTCAATACTGATTCAGCAGAATCCACACCAGGAAATGCTGTAGTAATTGCACAGCCACCCGAGGAATCAGGTGACAGGATTTGGGTTCTTGATGCAATTCAGTATTCATATAAGAAACAAACTGATGCTACTTCTCAAGCTGCACCAGTTACAGGTAGACTTACTATTAGATTGGATGACAAGATTAAATGGGATGCAGATATTCCAGACTTAACTGGAGTTCTGAATCTCTATATCCCAGGTCAGACAGATAAAACATTCTCTGTTACTTTAGGTCCGGGCGGTAATGGGGTAGTTGGTAAACTGAATGTTCAGTGGCATTTAGAGCCGGCTGTTTAATATGTATAAAGCAAAATTAGTTATTACAGAAGATAATAGAGAGATTCTATCAGAGGAGATGTCAGAAAGTAGCATTTCTGGTATTATATCAAAATTATTTAAGTTCTTAAAAAGTCTTGGTCCCTATTAAAGACAATGTTCCAAGCCAAGGCACAACAGATAGAAGTTACTTCTGTAGTAGAAAGAGAGTTCAATCCTACTAAGAAGCAGAATGATTTTATCTCTATTCCTTGGTCTGTTAAAGAAGCTTTATATGGTGGAGCAGCCGGCGCGGGTAAAACGGAAGTAGTAGTATGGATGCCCTTAATATATCAGTTCCATGAGCATCCTCTTTATAAAGGAATCATATTAAGAAGAAACTTAAAGCAGTTAGAGACAGAGTTAATATCAAGAAGCAAAGAGATATATCCAGCATTAGGAGCAGTATTTAATGAAACAAAAAAGAAATGGACATTCCCAAGTGGAGCTGTCCAATACTTCGGGGGAGCAGATAAAGAAGACGATATTAGAAAGTTTGACTCAGACCAGTATAATCTCATATCCTATGATGAAGCGACCCATTTTACAGAGTTCCAATATTCCTATCTCGTCATGTCTCGCTTACGCAGTAGATGCGCCGACTTACCAGCGATTGCAAGAAGTGGAACGAATCCAGGAAATGTTGGCCATTCCTATTTCAAAAACAGATTTGTTAAACCTTATAAGGAAGGATATAAACTCTTAATAGATGGAAAGACTGGCTTAAAGAGAATCTTTATTCCAGCAAGGATTCAGGATAATCCAACTCTATTAGCAAACAATCCAGAATATATACAGCAGCTAATGTCTCTGTCAGAAGCAGAGAAGAAAGCTAAACTATATGGCGATTGGGATACATACGAAGGACAAGTCTTCAAAGAGTTTAGACTTGAACCTTTATCAGATGAGCCGGATAATGCTAGGCATGTTATTGAACCTTTTACTATTCCGTCTTGGTGGCCTCGTTTTATTGGAATTGATTGGGGTTTTGCTGCTTATACTGTTGTTTACTGGGCTGCTTTAGCTCCTACTGGTAGGATATACATATATAGAGAGTATGCAGTAAAGGAAAGATTGATAGTAGATTACCTTTCAGATTTAGTAAACTTAACTGAACCAGAAGAAAAGGTTCTAGTATCAAAGGTAGCTATATGTCATTCAGCAGACCAGAACCGGGGAGAACCTGCTACTATATATGAACAGCTAACCCGCGCCCTAAGACACGCTGACTTTAAGTGCCCAGTAACACTAGGGGAAAAGAATCGAATCAATGGAAAGATTGCAGTCCATGAGTTCTTAAGATGGAGTCCTAAAGAGAACCCCATCAAGATATATGGAGATTTTGATAAAGACTATGCGGATAAGATTTTTAGGCTCTATGGGCAGAAAGCATATGTGGATTATGTTAGGATGTTCGAAACACAAAAGGAAGAAGATAATCTTCCAAAGCTTCAGATTTTTAACAGTTGTCCGTTGCTCATAGAAACATTACCCGCTTGTGTATATGAAGATAGTCCAGATGAAGGAAAGAAGGCAGAAGATGTTAAAGAGTTTGATGGTGATGACCCTTACGATTGCTTGCGTATCCTGTTGGGTGGAATTAAGGACTATCAGGTTGCTAATGCAAAAAGTTTAGAACATGCTCAAAAATCTAATGAAGCACTTACAGAATTGGCTAACGGGGACCAAACATCTTATTACAGAAAGATGGAGTTCCTGGAGAGCAAACAAGGAAAGAAACAAGATTCGAGTTATACATTTAGACGTAGAGGCTTTCGACGCTTTCGTTAATTCTAAGAACGAATTTATAGTATATCTTCAGGATGAGATAGCTTGGTTACGTGCTCAGCTTAAAGAAGAACGTCCTGAAAGAGTTAGGAATGAAGTAGACTTCAAATCTAACAGAGGATATAAGTCAGTCCATACTAGGATGAGAGAGCAGGTTGCATTTAATCAGCGTAAGCATGAGCCTGTAACTGAAGCTGAATACGACAAACAAATTGTTAACGAGTAATAAATGCCAATAGAACAACCTCCAACGGGATTATCAATACCTCCGCCAGAGATGACGGACAAACAGGTATTGGATTCTACCGACGAGGAAAAGCCTAAGCAACCAACTGCTGTTCCAGAAGATTGGAAAAGTATGTTGGCTTCCCTTTTATCTTCTTGTGAAAGAGAAGATGAAGCGGTTCACTATGCTTGGGTTAGAAAGGCAAAGCGTCTTGAACTCTATTTCAATAATATTGTTACATTGTTTTGGGATAACCTTACTAATGATTGGGCTATTCCTAACTGGGACGAGAAAGAATCTGAAGGTATTCCACCTCGTATTATCAACATCTATCGGCCTCACGGTGAGTCTATTATTGCTGCTTTATCTGTCGGTGTTCCTTCTGTTCTTTTCTTTCCAGCCGATGCCGATAATGCCGACGATATAGATAAAGCTGAAAACTTTAGCGCCTTAGCCAAAGTAGTTCAGAAACACAATAAGTCAAAGCTCCTCTATATCAAAATCCTTACCATACTCTTTAATCAGGGAACTCCCTTCGTCTATTCCTACTCCAGAAAAGACAGAAAGTATGGATTATATCAAGTAGAAGAAACTAGCTTGCAGGACCAAACCGCTTATAATCATGAATGTCCGATTTGCGGTTATCAATACGGTGAAGGTGCTCCTGAATCCGTATCAATGGTGTGTGCTTCTTGTCAACAGCAGATAAATACTGAAGTTTCTCCTATAACAACAAAAGTTTCTGTTCCTATTCAAGTAGATAAAGAGAAATCTCGAGTTAGTATTGACCCATTTGGTGTCTTAAACGTAAAAGTCCCATACTCTGCTAGAGCACAAGAGCATTGTGGCTTCCTAATCCTCAAGTTTGACCAGCCAATCTCTTTACTTCGCTCAATTTTCTGTATTCCTGGACCTAATGGTGAAGAACCTTTAGTAGAAAATATAGAATCTTCTACTGCTGATACAGCAACTGACACTACTATTCGCTATCCTTCTGTATATCTCAATAATCAACCACAAAATACCGCAGTTGTTAAGTGTGCTTGGTATAGACCTTGGCAATTAGAGCTAATGTGTGGTAAAGATTCCACCAACCGCGAAATAGTGGATGCAATTAACAAAGCTCATCCAACCGGATGCTATGTAATCTATATAAACACCGAAGCGGTTGAAATTATATCAGAGGATTTAGATGAGCACTGGACTATTGGTATTGACCCTCGTTCTTCTTCTATACATGCTGAGCCACTCGGAACGAATCTAGCAATGATTCAAGACATCAATGCAGAAATTGATGAACTTGAATTACAGACGATGGAACATGGCATTTCTGAATTATTTATAGCTTCTGACGCTATTGATTTCAATAAGTATGGCGATGCACAAGCCAAACCTGGCAATGTTACACAAGCATTTAAGGAAGTTGGACGAGGAATCGGCGAAAACTTCTTTGAAACTAAAGCTGCGAATCTTTCTCCAGAGGTTGTCGGTCTTAACGCAAAATATAAGAATCTTGCTGAGTTTGTTACTGGAGATTTTCCTACTGTTTATGGAGGCTCTGTTCCTGGTTCTTCAACGGCCACCGAATACACGAAATCGCAAAACCAGGCGCTTCAAAGATTAGGAACAATAGCAACAATCGCATCTTTCTTATGGGCAGATATTATTGACAAGGCAGTAAATGAACATGCTAAGAATTTAGAATATGATGAGAAGTTAGTAGAAAAAGGTTCCGGTGGATTTACCACTACTACTGTAGACCACATGGCTTTAGGTCGCGGAGAAGTAGGTAAGTGTGAACCAGAGTTCTCTGAACAGTTACCAATGACACCCGGCCAGATTAAGGATACATTATTCCAATTGGTTGAATCGAAAGACCCAATGATAATGTCCTTAATCTCCCACCCGCAAAACAACGAACTGGTTAAGAAAGCTCTTGCTATTCCTGAACTATATATTCCTGGTATCAATGACAGAACTAAACAGTATCGAGAGATTGCCCGCTTAATAGAAGCTGAACCAGTCCCATCGCCTAACTCTCCAATAGGATTTGAATCTTCTATTCCACCCGAGGAGTTCGATGACCATAGAGTAGAAATGGAAGTTTGTAAGGTATGGTTAAACAGCTCCAAGGGTCAAAAGGTTAAGTTTGAAAATCCAGCAGGTTATCAAAATGTTGTGATGCATTGGAAAGCCCATCAGTTAATGCAAATGATGGTAACGCAAACACCCAATGAGTCACCAGAAGGTCAAGAGCCAGATTCGGCTTCAACAAGAGTAGGTGGATAATGTTTATCAAGTTCATTAAAGTATTAAATGCTCCTGAAGGAACTCCTGCCGGTGGTGGAAATGAACCCGTTGGAGATGTTTCTAATCCTGAAGGAATGACCGATAAGGACATCTTAAATCAAGGAGATGACGATGGGGATGATGAAGGCGATAATGAATCGGTTTCCGACGACGACGAGTCAGATGGCGAAGAATCAGATGACGGAGAAACCGAAGAAGATGCCGACGATGAAGAAAGCGACGATGACGACTCCGAGGAAGAAGATAGCTCTACCGACGAGGAATCTGATGGGTCTGGGGACTCCTCTGACTTAGATGCTTCTGATTTAGCAAAGAATGTTAAGAAGCTAGCACCTGAGCTTTTTAAGAAGATTCCTGGCTTAAGAGAAGCATTAGAGCGAGACAAAGCATTTGGGGAAGTTTTCTCTACTGTTGAAGAAGCTAAAGATGCTCATAAGAACAGTGGCTTCCTTTCTGCTATGTATAATGATATTGCTTCTGGAGATGTAGATAGAACTGCTAATTTCATTAAGGCAGTTAAGAATACTAGTGCAGAAGCATTTGAAGATTTCTCTCATACTATTCTTGAATCTATTGGTAAGGTAGACCCACAGTTATATGGCGAAGTAATGTTAAAGCCTATGAAGCGGGCTATTATGGAAATGTATAATGATGCATTAAAATCAGGTAATCGTAACTTAGCTGCTGTTTATATTCATACTCATAATTACTGGTTCGATACCCAGGATATTAAGGCTCCTTTAGAGGAGAGAAAGAAAGCTACTAAGACTAAGGAGCAGGAAGCTTGGGAGAAGGAGAAACAGGAATACGAAGGAACTAAAGCTCAAGAGTTCCGGGGCGGCATTACAGAGGTAGTTAATCATTCCATGAAGCTCTCTATTACTAAGGAGCTTGATGGAATTAAAATGGATGATTACCAGAAAAGGAATATCATCCGTGACATCTTTGCTGGAGTTGATGAAGTTCTTGGAACAGACAAACGCTATTTAGGTGGAATACAGAGTTTGTTTGACCAGGCTAAATCCTCCAAGTATTCACCAGATTGGAAGTCGCGTATTGTTAAAGCTTATCTCCAGCGAGCTAGACAAGCACTTCCAGCGATTCGTAATAAGGTTTTGAAAGAAGCTGGAATTAAAGTCAAAGACAGTCAAAAGTCTGAGCCACGCCGATTAGTTCCTGCTGGATTGGGTGGCAATAAAGGTGAAGATAAGATTGATTTCAGCAGAGTTGACCGTTCCAGAACTACAGATATGGACATTCTGAACGGCAAACCCAAATACATCAAGTAGCATTGAGCTTCTTGACTATGGAAAAGGAACAGAGAGCTTTTACGTA